ACACCTGCTTGCCGGGCAGCGCCGCGACAACACGCGCCACGACCGCCTCGGCGATCGTCACAGGAGTTTGTCCAAAAGTTTCCCTGCTGCTTCCTCGAACCGGGGTGCCTCGTCGTCGTACGCCGGGATCAGGAACGGAATCGGCGCGTGATGCTGCGACCCGAACTCCGTACCCCTGCCGAGACCCGAGATCGACTGGTCGGGGCCGATCTCCGCTTCCCAACCGTCCGCGATGGCCGTCACGTCGTACGTGACCGCCCCGGCGAGCAGCCACGGCACCGAGGTGGGACGGTGGTGCGTCGCCCGCAGGTTCTTCCGCGCCTGGTCCTTCACGTTCAGGCCGCCCTTGGACACCACCGGGCGGGTGCCGCTGCGAACCTCGTGCGCCGCCTTGCGGAGCGCCGATGCGAACGCCGTCAACTCCGAGATGTCAGCGCTCACCCGACGACCTCCAACACGTTGAGCCGCTGCGCAGTCGCCCACGTCTTCATCCCCGGACCCTGCACACGGAACTTCGACCCCACCGACGCCGGGTCGTTCGGGCACCCGGTCATCACAACAACCGCACCCGCTTCGATACGCGGCGCGGACACCGGGATGTGCAGCGACGTGATACGGATGACCGCGTTGTGGTCCCCGGCGGCGACGATCGTTTCCTGACGGGCACGCTCGAACTGCCGCTTACATTTCCCCTGGTACAACACCGACCCCGGAACCTCCGGGTAGGTGCCCGTGTTCTCGTCCCACGTGCCCGTCGTAGACGCGGCGCGGATCGTGCAGGTGTCGGCCATCAACGACTCGGCCTCGGCCCTGCCGTCCGCGAGAAGCGTTTCCGGGGACGACATTCAGTACTCGTACGACAGGACGATCGAGAACGCCGAACCGTCGACAGCCGCCGCGGTCGGCTCCAACCGAGCCCACTCCGCCTCCGACAATTCCCACGACCCCGACGACGTAGACGAATCCACCGTGTACGACTGCGAATAGTCGTCGATGGACGACTGCACCTGCTTACGGCCCTCCGGGTTACGGATCAACCGGGCAACCGCAGTCGCCTCCACCGCCAACAGACGCCGCATCCGCGCCGGGTCGGTGCCGTCCAGAATGTCCGGCAATCGGGCCAGCACGTCCGCCTCGAGGTCGTCGAGGAACTCCGCCGCCGCCTGCCGCTCCGCGTTGGTTAACGCGCGCATGAGGCGGACGGCCACATCGTCAACAGATGCGTACGACATGGCCGCCCTCCCCTCGTGTCTCGGTCAGGATCAGGCGACGGTCGTGATCTTGTAGATCGCGCCCGGATCGGTGACGACCGCCTTGAAGTTCGCCCGCACCCGGCAACGCACACCGTCGGTTTCCTCTGTGCGCCACGACTTGAACTCCGTCAGGTCACCGGCCGACATGTAGCCGCCACCCAAATCTTCGGTGAGGATGAACCCGACGTTGTTGCGGTCCACCAGGAACGCCGCCGTGTTCACACCACCCGGAAGGTTCAGCGCCGGCACCGGGATGATCTCCAGACCGGCGAGGATCTCGAACTTCCCGGTGTAGATCGGGTTGGACTTGTCCTCACGGGCCATCGCGGACAGCACCGTCGCGTCCGAGGCGAGGTACGCCCACAGATCCTCGTCGACAAGCAGCGCGTTCGCGTCGTAGCCGAGGTTCAGGCCACGCATCTTCGCCTTTGCCTTCATGATGTCCCGCAGAATGAACGGGGTGGTGCCCGAGCCGTCCCACTTCTGCGTCGCCGCAGCGGTGTACGTCGCGGCGGTGGCAACAGCAGCCACCACGGAGGCGTCAATCAGGATCTTCGCCGAGTTGTTCATCTTCGCGAGGGACTTGTTGATCGCCGCGAAACTGAACCGCGAGATCGCCTCGTCCTCGATGATGGTGTCCTCGCCGTACTTCGCGACCGCCGAGGTGTTGACCGTGCCGTTCGCCGTCTGAGTCAGCCGGTACTCGGCGCCGGGGGCGACCTGCTCCGGGGCGTCAGCGGCGGTCAGACCTTCACCGGGGGACTCCCAGTTGATCGCACCCGAGGTGGTCTGGACCCGCTGCGGGATGATCAGGTTCCCGACGTACCGAAGGTCCGCCAGGTTCCGCAGGGCGCGGGACAGAAGCGGGGTGGAGTTCGCGAACCGACTCGCGGTGATGTTGTCACCGGAGATCGTGTTCACGGGCGGGGGATACAGATTTGCCATTTGCGAATCACCTCAATGATTCAGGAGCAGAGGCGATCCGCCGTCTGCTAAGTGGGAAGTTGAAGCCGCTGAACCAGCGGGTGAATCAGGCGTTGACGAACTGCACCAGCACGAGGTTGTTCGCGGCGGTCGTCAGCGCAGTGCCGACGATCGCGCGGGTGTTCGTGACGTCCGCGGCGGTCGGAGTCGAAACCGCGGCCAGCGCAGTCACCACACCCGCAGCACCCGCCACGACCTTCGCACCGGCAGTGATCGCACCCGACGACACCAACTGCGCGATGCCACCCGAGTAGATGGTCACCTTGTCGCCCGATGCGGCGTCGAACGCCGCCACACCCACCACGGAGATACTGTTCGCACCCGCGTGAGCAACGGTCCCGTCGCCGGAAACCTCGAGGAGCTTGCCCCCCGTCACGGAGGCAGAGGTCGTCGCAGTCCACGACTGACCCGGCTTGAACTTGGGAAGAAAGTCGGCCATGTCGCGGCCTTTCTGTTAGCACTACTTCTTGCGGATGTTGGGGAGGACGTGGGGGGAGTACTGCTCCCACAAGCGGTCCTCGTCGGTCTGCGGCGTAGACGGCCGCGGACCCTGCGCCTGGTCCGGCTGCGGTGACCGCGGAGCGACCATCAGAGCCAGAAGCGCGTCGGCGTCGGCGGCCAACTCGTCGGCCGTCGCACCCTGCAACCTGTTGACAAGCGCCGCGGGGACACCTTTGTCGAGCGCAACCTGCTTGCGGAGGTCAGAGGCCCGCAGCTGCTCAGCCTCTGCCTTGTACCGGGCCAGTTCGGCGGCGGTTTCATCCGCCACCTTCTGCGCCTTCTGCGCCTCGGACATGTCGCGTTCTTCGAGTTCCCTGACCCGCTTCGCCGCGGCGGCGTTCGCTTTGGCCTGGTCCTCGTTCTTCCGCGACAACGCCTGCCACTTCTCGGCTTCGGCTTTCCAGTCCTTTTCGGTCTGGGCCGTCTCCGCGGGTGCGGCGGGTGCTGCCGCTGGTGCCGCCTCCCCCGTCTCGAAGGAGATCGTGGCGGGCGCGGCGGTCTGCGGGTCGGGTGCGGTCATGCGATGGTTCCCCGTTTCGGGAAGTCCAGATCCGTTTCGGCTCTGGTGGTTCTGACGGGCTACGGGATGATGTAGCCCCACTTCGCAAGCAACTCAATGGCTTTCGCCCGGTCGCCGCCAGCAAGCTGATATATGGTCTCTGGCCTAGGTCGCGGTGTCCTCGGCTTGCCTCGGGTGCGGGTGCCCTCACGCGTCAACTTCGCGCCCTGCTCCGTGAACATCCCGCGATGCGCGTTCACAACCTTGCCGGGGTCGGCGCCGTCCAAGATGGCCTGGTGGTCGGCCTTCGACAGTCCGGTCACGTTGCCCGCTTCGACCGCAGCGCGCGGATCGGTAGTTAAGTCCCCGGCGACACTCTCATCGACCGGGATGTGCCGACAGTCGCAGTTGGATACAATCAACCCGTTGGCTGCGAACCATCCCTCCGAGGAAGTCAGGTTGTAGACATGCCCAGACCAGTCCGCGCGAGTCACCTCCACGACGCGATCGAGCGCTACTTGGCTGGCGAGCCGCAGCAGCAAATCCTTACCGCGTGTGGCATATCCAGCACGACTCTCCATCGTGAGCGAACCCGCAGGGGCATCCCACCGAGGAGAGAACTGGCGAAGCCCGACGGGCTTGCCGCCGCCTACCTCGCCGGGGAGAGCGAATACAGCCTCGCCAACCGTTTGCAGATCAGCCGCCCAACGGTGCGACGCTTCCTTCTGGAAGAAGGAGTGGAGATCCGCAGTCACTCCGATGCGACCCGGGTCGTCGCGCTTGCGCTTGCGCGGCAAGCCCGCGGTCGCGTCGCGCCCGGCGGACAGCAACTCTTGGCCCTGCTCCGCGAGCGTGGCGTCGAGGTGACCCCGCAACAAGCGGTCGGGAAATACAACGTCGACCTCGCCGCCGAACCCGTCGCCGTGGAAGTCCTCGGCGGCGGCTGGCACTCCGCGAAGCGGCGCCACGCCGTACGTACCCCACACATCCTCGATATGGGCTGGCATCTGGTCATGGTCTGGAACTACGAGGGCCGCAGCGCCCTGACTGCGGGTGCCGCGGACTACGTAGTCGCCTTCATGGATGAGGTTCGCCGGAACCCACCCGCGCTCTGTCAGTACCGGGTGGTTGCCGGTAACGGGCAACTCTTGGCCGCTTGCGGTGCGGACAGTGACCAGTTCCCCTTGGAACCACCGCCGCGTGGCCGCGACAACCTGCGGCCCTGACACCACCACGCCCGCAGGGAAACAATGCGGGTGCCTTTGGAACGGCGTCGCCGACTTGTAAACCCTGCCCGCGAGGATCGCGCACCGGGAACACGACGGCGGCACCAGCATCCGCACGTAGTGGGTCACAGACGGACGCACAACCGCCTCGAGGGATTCGGCTGCCCGCCCGGCGTCGGTGACCTGCGTCGTGACGATCCGGTCCAGCGACGAACGTCCCTGCGTCAATGCCTGCTCGAGCGTGGAACCCTGCCCCAACGCGGTGCGTGTCTCCACGACCGGCTGGTACAGCAGGTCGGCCAACCCGCGCCCGTCGGATGCGACCCCGATCAGCGACCGGCCTGCGACCGTGGCTTCCGCGCCCGAGTCGATGCCCAGTTCGTCCAACACCGCCGGTACGTAGTCGCCGGCCTGCGTGACCGCCGCCTGCTGCCCCGACATCAACACGACAAGCATCTGTGGGCCGAGCACTTTCCACGCCTGGTCGAAATCGCCTGCACCCAGCCGCGCCCACAATCTCCGCGCCAAACCCAACGTCGACAGCGAGATGCGTTGCTGCGTCCGGTAGTTCTCGACCGCAGCGTCAGGCGGCGGGGCCACTGGTCAGCTCCGGTGCGGGGACCGGGGCCGCAAGGTTCTTCGCCAACGCCGACACGATCGGATCGGTCTGCGCCCGCTCGTCCATCTGCCGCATCCGGTCACGCGCGATCGGGCCGTAACCCAAATCCTCGCGGCCCTGCTCGATCGGCACGATGCCAGCCACCACCAGTTTCACCGTCGCGTCGGCCTGCTGCGCAACCGTAGACGTAGCCGGGTTCCGCCAAATCGTCTCCAACGACTTCGCCCGGTCATCCCACTTACCGGTGAGCACCCGCAACGCGTTCCGCTGCGTCTCCTCCCAGCCGCCACCCCACGGCGTGTGAATGCGCTCCACATTCTTCACCAACTGCGTCTCCGACGAACGGATCGCATCAGCCGAAGCCGGGTTGTCACCCGTGAACGCCAGATAGTGCGCCGGCATCGCCATCAACTGCGCACCGATCTGGAACAGCAGTTTGATCGTGTCGTGGAAGTTCCGCAGGTCAGCCTCATCGAACTGGCCGACCTTCACATCCGTTTTCTCCGACGTCCACAGACGGCCCTTGATCGCCGACCACGCGGACTTAGCCTGCCCGCCGGGGCCGATGAAATCCTCACGCTTCAACCCGAACGCCCACCGGCGCGGCATCGCATGGAACTCGGCCGACGTCATCATGTCCGACGCGATCTTGTTCACCGCATCCGCGACACACAGAATGTCGTGGAACACCGACCGGCCGTCCGGGTGCAACAGGCGCGGCGCGTTCGCGAAACACACCACCGGCACCCTGTCCATGCCGTGCCGGTCGACGCGGGTAGACACCCACCCGCCGTCCTTCTGCGTCATCACATGCGTCTCGTTCGGCAGGTACAGCGAACCCCAACGGGTGCCGTCGACCTCAGCCCAAGTCTTCCAACCCACCTGCGTCCTGCGTGTCCGCGGATCACGCGCCGTCGACACCTGGAACGGCGACTCCACCGTCACAACCGGCGCGTCACCAGGCTTATCCCCGGCACCCGCGATCGTGTAGAACCGCCCCAAACCGAGCCCGTCGAAATGGCCCATCTGCGACTGCTCATCCAAGTTGTTCGCCTGCCAAATGTCCTCGAGCGTCTGGTCCCCGGACTCGTCGTCCGCGTACCGGAACCCGTCGACATCCAACCGGTTGTCGTACACCTGCACCGCGTGGCGCGGCAGGTTCAACGCCAACGAGATGTACTGCTCGCCCATCTGCTCCTGCAACGCCGGCTGAACGAACGCCAACGGCTGCTCACCGCACAGGTACGCCTCGTACTTCCACAACCAGTCGGACGACGCCGCCAGCCGGTAATCCATCTGCTTCGCGATATCCGACAGGTTGCCCGACACGACGACGCCCGGAAGCGGCGCCACCTCGTAAGGAGAGAACTGGGGAGGCAGTGCGAGCGTCAATCCCACACCACCATTCGGGCATCAGTAGGTTCAGGGGTCCAACCGGCGGCGATAGCATCCGCGCGGGCCTCATACGCGAGCGTCGCGCCCGGCACACAGTCGATCTTCCGGTCGGAATTCGGGTACTCCTTGCGGACCAGCCGGTACTTCCCCTTCCGCAACACATACGCGTTGCGGAAATGCTCCATCAACACCGGGTCACCCGAATGCCACGCCTCGCCGGTCATCAGATCGGTCCGCAGCCGGTCCAGCGCCGCGTGCATCGGAACGTCCCGCGACGTCGGCCACGACATCGCACGCTCCCCGAACTCCTCCTGCAACGCCGCGATGTCCGAACGCCACTCATGCGGGTCGAAGTAGCCGAGAACCACGTCGTACCGGGCGAACGTCTCCCGGATCGTCGCCAACACATCCTGCCGCGGCACTTCCCACCAGTTGCCCTCCGGGCCGGACGGCTTCGCCCAAATCCCGATCGGGAACACAAACCCATCCGACATCCGCGACCCGACCAACACCGTCGCGTCGTCGTTCAACGAACCGTCGAACCCAACCGCGATCGCCGTGCCCGGCTCAACCGCCTCCACCCGCGTCTGACGCTCCACAACCGCATCCGCGATCCAAGCGTCCTTACCCGACAACGGCCGGTTCAAGAAATACCGGGCAGCCGTCTCCTCATCAGGACACGACCGCACATCAGTCATCTCCCGATAGATACGGTCCAGGTCCATCCACTACGCCGTCGACGTCTGCAACATCCACGGCTCAGCGATCTTCCGCTTACCCAAATTCCGGCGAACCGTGCCGTACATCGACTTCAACTCACGCAACACATACAGGTGCGACTCGTCCGCGACGACAAACGTCTCCTTACCGCCGTCCTTCGACGCCGACCCCGACGTGCAAGCCCGGATCTCCCCGCCATGCGGCAAATACAGCGCAGTCGCCGACTGATACTGCCGGGCACCCGAAACACCCGCATACACCTCAGGGCGGAACTCCACACCCCAGTCATTCACGATGTACGCCACCACCGAAAACGCCGCAGTCGCCTGCGACTCCTCCGTAGCCAAACACTTGATAAGCGGCGACCTCACCCGCGTACCCACCGGCTGCCCATCCTCGCCCCAATGCGAAAACCGCACCGGACCGAACGCCTCAGCACACACCAACCACCCGGCGATCTCAGTCTTCGCACGACCCTTCGGCCGGCTCAACACCGCCTCGTCGAACACCTTCCGACCAGACTCAGGGTCAATCCGGTACGACTCCACGATGAACCCGAGCATCTCATCGTCCAACGTGATCGGATCACCCTGAATGTCACCCGGACCGTGGCAACAATTCGCCTCAATCCAATCCGCGACCTCAAACCCCAACGAACACGCATGCCCGTCGAACAACGGCCCCGCCCACGACATCAGGAACTCTTGACAGACCGAAGCCGGTCAATGCTCGCCACCGACGACGGCTGCTGCACCCCGCGCACCTGACGATGCTGCGGACGCCTCCCCGACGCCGAATCCGGCAACCGCAACGCCGCCACCAGACGCGCAAGAAGCGCCGCCTGCTGCCGCACCTCCGCGTACAACGGATGAATCATCGGACCAACCCGGCCCTCAACCACCGGATCAACCTCCGACGCCTGCCGCTCCAACTCCTCAACCCGATCCGCCGTACGGCACGCCGTCAACGCAACCTCACGCGTCGGGTTCAACTCATCAGCCAACGACACATCCTGCGCAAGCAAGTTGTCCCACAGACGCTGCCCACGGGCGCCCAGGTCAAGCTTCACAACGGCCCCCCTTTACGGAAACGACTCAGCGGTCTGCACAGCGAGGCACCTCTCCAGCGTATC